GGGCTTCAACCCCACAGTCGGCGGTTCGCTGGACTTGAGAAACGCGAAAGCAATACCCCAGGGCTTCAACCCCACAGTCGGCGGTTGGCTGGACCTTGAAAGCGTAACGTCGATCCCCGAAGGCTTCAACCCCACAGTCGGCGGTTCGCTGGACTTGAGAAACGCGAAAGCAATACCCCAGGGCTTCAACCCCACAGTCGGCGGTTCCTTGTATCTTCCAGAACAATTCAGACACATGGCCAACAACAAACAAAAGCCTGACTTTTCCAAGCCCTTTGAATGGCTTGATGGAAAGTTTATCCTGGCTGATGGGCTCATGACTGAAGTGTTGAGCAAGCATGGGAATGTATCTCATGTTCGCAAGGTCGGAGCCAAGCCGGGAGCAACCATGTACCTGGTTACTGATGGCGAAGGGAGATATGCCCACGGGAAGACCATCAAGGAAGCCAAGGAATCTTTGATTTACAAAATCAAGAACCACGATAAATCGGAGTATGAATCCCTGACCCTGGATTCCAAAGTTACTTTCCAATATGGCATTGAGATGTACCGTGTGATCACGGGAGCCTGTGCCGCCGGAGTCCGTGACTTTGTGGAGAGCAACGCTGTTGCCCATACCGATTATACGGTAGCCCAGATCATTGAAATGACCAGGGGCAAGTATGGACATGCAGAGTTTAAAACCTTCTTTGCTGGAAAATAATATGAAAATTGTAACAGGCGGCGAAGCCGTAGAGAAGATTTTGAACGGGGAATGGGAGAGTGCCCGTAACATCAATACTGGTGAATCACTCATTCTGAATACGAGATACACGGCCAAGAAGATTGGAGATTCTTCTTATCCTTATGTTATTCTCGTGGATTCCATAGGAACATATATTCAGACTGAAGTGCTGGATAAATCCTTTATAAGTCCTCACTGGGAAGGGAAGGTCTATACGACTCCTTTTACGTTGACTCCCCGGCTTCAATTTCCTTATCTTTTTGACCCTGGGAATAATGGATATGAGTTCAAGTATGATCCTGAATCCCCAGACATTTACCGAATCAAGGTTGAATGGAGTGCGTCCAGACAGCAGAAGGAGTTGACTGTACGCAAGATGACAGCTGGAGGAATCATTCTACAGAAGGTCAAAACGTGCGTGTTCCGGGTCCCGTGGCGCAAAGCCGAGATTCGCCTTGACAATGCACCTCCCTTACCCTAGGTTGAAACCATGTCAGAGAGAACCAAACAGTTAGGTAGGATCAGCGGTAGTACGCCCCACCTTCCCAGCAATGTGGAAGACTTGGCCGTTGACCTTTTTCTTTCCATCGGGCGGGAAGAAGGAAGTTGGAGCCAGCAGACTGAAGAAGTCCAGGCTGGGTACATCAATGCTGCGGAATGGCTTCTGGACAACCGGACTGCCTGGGCTGATGAAATAGCCGAGGAACTGGCTTCCAAGGCCGGAGCTTCCACCAAGGTGGCCTCCGTCGTCAAGTACGTGGTGGCCTTCCTGGGAGGCGTGGCCATTGCCCTGGGTAGCCTCCTGTCTTCCGGGTGCGCCGGAACCTCGGTGAAGTACGACCCTGATACGGGCCTCATTGACGTTTGGTTCTCCCAGCCCGCTCCTACTCCCAAGCCGGGAGAAAACCCCGTTGTTATTCCTGCGGTCATCGACCAGAAGAAATAATGGCTGAAGAGATTCCATTTCAAATTCCCGGCGCAGACCTGACCCCTGCGCCGGGAGTTTCTGCATTTGAGCTTCCCCGCATCAACGATTCGGGATTCCCCGAATCGTATGCTTCCCCCTACGTGGATGGAACGGTAGGGGTTGAATCCAACTTCAACCGGAGCAACCACGACTATAGCCCCTTGATGAACAATCCGGGGTGCTACTTTTCGGTCTTCTACGATCCGGACTATAACGGAGGCAATGCTACGTTGAAGTGGCTCCCCGGCCTGATCCTGAGCAACAGCACCCTCTATAAAGTCGGCGAACAGTCCCAGCCAAAGGGCATAGCCGTGCAGGGTGCCCCGGCTCCCATTACTTCGGATGTCGATGTCTGGCTCAATGTGGACACGTCCGACCCTTCCTCAAGTACGGTCACGTACAACACGAAAGAAAGCTCAAAGGATTTCAGCCTGAAACTGGCTCGTGTATGGGGCTCCACCGGAAACGGCTACATTGAGCAATACCATTCGGGAATCCTTTCCCTGGGCGGGGGTGGCGGCAGTAAGTTTCCCTTCCGTGTCACCATTCGCAAGGAAGGAACCGCGCCCAATATATCGACGTTCGCCGTTATTGACAAGGGAGGATTCCGGGATACTGAACGAAAGACTGTTCCTATTCCCCAGTTCAGTTCTTCAGACACCACGGAAGTTCAAATTGTTACCACGGGAGACCTTCCCGTTCTCCTGGTATGGGAATATGCCTGGCCAGGCAAGACAATCACCAACGTTCAGCTGGTCATGGACGACCAGCCCTGGGACGGAAAGGAAATAGTCACCCCCATCACTGGAGAAGAAAGTCATGGGAAGAGCAAATGCGCCATTGCCATTCTGGAAGTTACCCGGAACACTTCGGATCAAAGCCTGGATGCGAAAGTAAAGTCCCAGCTGGTCAACACCGGGTTGCGGGCCATGTGGGCTTCAGGTTATGTGGAAGGGGTTTCCGGGGACATCGGCATGTATGCCGAAGCCTCAATCATGAACCCCGACGCGTAGAATCATGGCTAGCCTCAACACGTTATGCAGTGACCCGGAAGGCGATTCAGCGGCCATTCAAATGGCCCGGTGGTACAATACCTACGCCGATCCCCTGACTCCGGATGCGTGGCTGTGGTTTGGAACGGGAGGCCCGAAACTTTCCGGAATGCCGACTCCCTCCGGGATGGCTTGTGAGATTGCACCTGGTGCCCAGTACAGGCCCGGATGCAAAGTCAACAATATCAATGACGCATGGAAGATTTTCAATGCGTTGACATTGGCCAATACCCCGCAACTGGTGGTTTCTACGGGACCCAGTGGCTGGAAGACCAGCGTCCCGGCTAGAACCTATTATCGAAGCTACAATCCAAGCATCTGGGAGAAATGGTATCTGAATGGTCAAGGCGGCGTTTCCCGTCCCTACAAGCACATGGACCAGGCTGGCATCCGGGACTGGCCCTACCTTCCCCCGGACCGGGGAGGCGATCTTCCAGCAACCTATAGCGATTATAGTCTGGCCTATTTTGCGTTGTCCCCCTGGTACATTGAGAAAGGAACCGGAGCTGTTTACTTGGACCTGAAGTTCTCTGTGGGAGGAAACTATGTCCGGAGCGTTGGGAGCCGTTACCAGACGCTGGCCATTTCATCTGAGATGGGCCACAAGCAGTTCCAGCGGGGAGGAACCCAGCCTGTCAGCGTAAGAGAAATTGACTGGACGGCCAATATCGCCGGGGTAACGGCCGAGATGAAAGCCACCTACTGGTGTTGGGCTCCCATCTCCCAGCCTGTGGTTGCTATCTCCAATGTGGAGAATTGGTTCAAGAGCATTTCATTTTCCTGATTTCGCCTCCCGGAGATTCCGGATTACCTCGGCACGAGCTTCATCCGGATTGGGTTTCCCGCAGGGGTTCCCGGTGGTGATCACATCGAAGTGTTCAGCATAATACTTGGCTGTGGTTTTGGGGTCCCAGTTCCATGCCGTCCAGCGGCTTTCAAAATCAAAGTATCCCCAGGGAGCATACACTTTTCCCTTGTGCTTCAGAATGGCGTACTGGCCGATTACTAGGTCTTCGGGAGCCTTTCCCGGTACATGGACTTTTGCCAGGGATTCCAGCATTTCATAAACGACCCTGGCCCGAAGGACATAAGCGCATCCATGAGCCGCGTGCCAGGGAGTTCCGCAGAACGCATAGCAAAGCTCCGGGTCCTGAAGCAACGGTTCGATGAAGCTGTCCCCGATGATGGCCGTATCCGCATCAATTTTAATTACAAGGTCTTCCGGGTCCGGGGAATCCTGAACCAACGATTTGAGAATCCCGACTACAGCGTCATGGCCATTCAGGTTCCTGTTCCGGTTGAAGTGGGAAACAACATATTCAAAAGAAAACTCCTGCGCTTTTTTGACCTGTTCTACAGGCCACGGGAAATGGGCATCATCAATCAGGGAGACACGGGCCTCCGGGAAAGTCTGCTGAACGGCCTGTGCAGATTCAATGGCCTGATGGGAGTTTGCCGAATAAGTAAAAATGCAAGCGAATATCATGATTGGTTAAGAAGAGGGTCCAGGGACAAAATAAGTCCCAGGATGAAAATTGCAATAAACATCCCCCAGTGTGTACTGGGTAATGGCACCGGAATCTTCCACATGAGCCAGATGAAACACATAAATTCCTTCCTTGCCAAGAGCGTCTATACTCAACATGAAGGGGTCAGCCGTAGGCGGTTCATCTGTGATCTGGGTTCCGGTAAACTCTCCCCAGATGTCAAAGTTCACCACCAGGTACACATCCCCGCCACCGGGCAACCCCATTTCCTGCTCCGGTGAAGTCCCCACCTGAACTCCCTTGAAGTAAACATTCCCGGCTTTGATCTTGACTGTTGTGACCTGTTTGTTTTCTACCTTGGGAATCACCTGGAACCCGCCACCCCCGCCCAGGGAAAGGATTCCCGAATGGTATTGCTCAATGTAGCCGTTTCCGGTGGAGCCCCATAAAAAGAGTTGACATCCGAATCCCGGAGAGTAGGAGAAAGGAACCATGAAGGACACAATTTATTTTATCGCCACCACGGAGTCCACCCCGGACTTCATCGACCGGGACGAGAAGTTGATCCACCACACGATTAACTGGCTCATTTCCTATGGGGTTGCCAAGGACCAAGTGATCATCGGAGGAACGGACCAGCGTTGTATCTGTGAGACGGCCAAGGTACTGGGGATTGAATCCCGGTATATGGATTTCGGCCGCGACGCATTTGAGGACCAGCAGAATACCTACGTCCAGCTCCCCCAGCATAAGTGCCTGTACGAGCTGTGCCAGCTGGCCGTGGAACGCAAGGTCAACATGGTGGTTCTCTTCGTCAATGCGGTGAACCGGGAATACAATCTTCTGCCCATCATCGAATCCCATGTGAAAGCTTTCCCGTACAATCTGTACCAGAGCGCGGTTTACCGTGTGGACCCCATGACCCCGGCCCAACGGAAGATGGAGTTCTTCGAGGGGTTTTACGCTTTCCCGTTGTTGCTGGCCCAGAAGGTTCTGGAATCCCCTTCAAAGGATTTGCTGAAGGCTCCCATCTTCCAGCACCCGATCTGCGCGGATGTGATTCTGGAACCGTGGCAACTGGAATCAATGGAACAGCGCGCCGCCCAGGCCAACAAGATGAACAACTTCCTGGCTCCGCGCCCCGCCGATGCCGCCGTCCCTATGTACCTTGAAACCGAAAACAACAATGAAAGAAGAGATTAAGAACCTTTTTGAATCCCAGGAACCAGATACGGAGCAGGGTCTGGCTGACATTATGAGCGGCTTGGTCCTGTTCTGCGGATTTGATCGTGTCAAGCAATCCGAGGTGGTCATCGTCCTGGATGAACTTTGCGCCGAAGGGTTCCTCAAGGAATCCGGAAAGTTTTGGAGGAAAGCCGAATGAGCCGGATTCGATTCATCCCCAACACGCCTTTGCGGGAACCCATCGAAGACACGGACCCGGATGGTGTATTCGACGGTTATTACTGCGGGCTTCATTGCACGCATCACCTCAACGCCAAAAGCTATTACACGTACTTCCTTCCCTGCCGCTTTCTTCGGATGACCAATAACGGCATGGCCAAAGTCCAGGTCTGTTCCCGCCAGGGGAAGGAATACATCCGGTATGTAAGTTCTTCCCGTGTCTGGAAAAAGGAACAGCTTGACCGGAAGAGCCAATAGGATTAGATTGTGGTATGCCAAACTCACTCACGGTCCTTTACTACGATGTGGAGAACAACTGCTGGACGGACTACAATACGGCCACGGGGAACCGTACCGGGGTTCTTCCCTACACCGGGATTTCGATTCCTGAGTTTGAGGTAGTTGGAGGACTCGAATACATTCTCACTTTTAACTTCGTCAACATTCCAGCCGCTCTTCAGGCTTCTTTCAATACTACGGAACTCTTTAATATTGAGGTGTACAATAAATCCAAACAAAAATTGTTTGGACAAGATTCAGTAGCGGTTCCTTCTGCCGGAATCCAGGGAGGCAAAATGATCACTGTGAAACTTTACACCGCTATTTTAGACAGCGACTTCAAAAATTCCAAATGGATTGACGGCGAGATTTATTTTTCGTATGGAAAAGTTTGGGCCTCCGCTCCAGCACCCATTCGCATTTATCCTGCTGAACCTTTACAATCATGAAAACACCACCCACAAAATTGGACCTTGGCTTGTGCATGCGCGTGCGATCCGCGCTTCGCTGGGCACATTACTTCACCCCGGCCGGGTTCGCCCATGAACACTACGATGCCGCTACCAAGCAGTTTGACAAATACATGGACGCATTCATCGAACTCTATTCGTTCTTCTACGGGAAGACGAACTGGGTTCGCAACATTGAAGCCCTGCCAAACTTCCCCAAGCCTGACCGCGAAGGGGTAGCCGATCTTTCCGAGATGGAGCTGGACAAACTGGAACGCCACTTGGTGCAGGTCACTGGGAACAACAAGGACCTGGACAACATCCTCCGGGATTTGACTTCCTACACCCGGCGCGAACTCGGACTTGCCCGCAATTATTTATGATCAAGTACACCAACGGATTCACCGTTTGCTTCAACGATCCCAAGGTAGGCCGCAAATGTCTTGAAACCCTGGACGGGTTGCTTCCCGTTCTCAAACGGGAGAAAGATTTTTACCTGCATGCGACCTACTATGATGAGGGCATGAAGCTTCCAGGGACCATTGCCATGGAAGCGATGAAGGCCGGAGTGGCCGCCCGACGCAAGGGATGGAAGAACTGGTTAATTCTGGTCTTTCCAGATTTTGTTGAGTCGGATGCGGATTCCTGGAAGGACGAAGATAGTTACTCGGTTCCAGAACCTATTTTCATATCCCTGTCTCCGTGCACTACGATCACCCCTGATCCAGAACAATTTTATACTATCTTCAACAAACCCTATATAGAAGATTCGACCCTCTGGTTTCCGAAGTCGGAAGACCTGTTCTCCTGTGACTGGGAACTTGCCAACATTGGAGAACGGGACCCCAAGCTATTACCTCATTAGTATATGAATATTAAAGAATTAACAAAAAAGATTCAGGAGAATGTCGGAGTCTCGCCCGATGGAATTTATGGACCTAAGACTGCCCGAGCTATTTTGGAAAAGCTGGGGGTCCCCCGACTTCAAGAGGTTTCTCTAAACATCTCTTCACTTCAAGAGAAAATGGCGTCCTATATTGCACATATGGAAGACCATAAGGTAACGGGGCCTAAAGACCTTCGTGTCGTTCGACTCCCAGCCACTGATAAAGGTGGGGAGTGGGAAGTATGTGGAGTCTCTGATGGGTTTGAACCTAAACAGGTCAGTGATATTCAGGCTTATCTTGAAGAAGGACTCCGGGAATCCGCATGGAATTACCTGCTGACCTACCTGATTAAGAAAACGGACCCGGTTCGCTCCTATGCCAAAGTCTCCATGTACCCGGCTCTTGAATTCTTTCTTCGGGACATGTACTTCCACATGGGTCCCGGAGGATGCGTCAGAGTGATCCAGCTTGTCTGCCGCGCCAAGGGGGCTGACATCAAGTATGATGGAGCCATTGGCCCGGCCACCCGGAAGGCGTTTGCCGAAGTCATTAAATCCCGGAGCAGTGATAAAGAGCTTCTGGAATCGTTCCACCAGCACCGCGAGGCTAATTATAAAAAGCTTGTCCAGTACCCTGAGTTCGGAATAGGCTGGCTCAACCGGAACGATGAAGCCTACGATTACGCACTTCAGTTTCTCAAGTAATTATGGGTGAAGAAATTATTCTCATATTCCCGCTGGGTATTATCGGAATGTTCGTTTACTGCTACTGGGCCTACCATCATTGCAGTCGGTGCCGCCATTTCAAAAAGTGGACCATCACCCAGAGGTGCGAAGAATGCAAGTGGAACATTCACAAGCAATGTTGTGGACCAAAGAATAATTTTGAAAGCAAGAGATTGACAAAATAAAGGTCCTCTGATATATTTCCCTTGGTTAAGAAAATTAAACCATTCCAGTTTGTTTCTTTCTATGGTTTAGGCCCCTTTCCCCAGCCACCGGGAAAGGGGCCTTTTCATTAACGATGAACACTTACCAATCACTTGCCGTTGCGCCTACCTGGCAGGAACGATATCTGGACCGGATCATTGAGGAAATGTCTCCGGCGTACCTGGTTTTGGTCGCGGTGATGGCCGTATGTCTGAAACTCGTTTACAAGTATCTGGTTAAGAAGATCGACTTGGCCATTGAGTCTGAAAGACAACGAATTAAATTGACACAAGAATCGGTAAAAACTATAAAAACATTAGCCCAAATGTTCGACGAGCTTCACGAAAGGTTGGAGAACATCGACCAGGATCACGGAGAAATAAGAGAACTATTGGAGAGCCTTCATGAAAATTATCAATCGCTTGAGAGAAAAATGGAGACTGCGGAAAGCGGCCGCCCTGGCTCTCGAAGAATTAAGTGAGGCGCAAACCGAGCTGGGCATGGTTCAAACCAAGTATGCCCGGCTCCCCTTGTGGTCCTGCAATGACGAGAGCCAGCTTCACCTGCTCCCAGTCATGCAGTGGAAGTCATTTCTGAATGGGGCGGTTCAATTATTTTTTCTCGGCGATTCCCATTGCGGAACACAATCAAACGCTATCCTGAAGGGACGGTCCCTTTTACCTGTTTGTACCATAAAGAACCATTCCCAGGAAGTGACCGTGATTGACGGGATCATCCGCATCAACGGGAAGACGTATCATCGAAAGGAACGCATCCTGTTCCAGCCTGGGGAGAAAGCTTCCAACTGCTATCTGGACGGGATCGTTTATCTCTCCTGGGTTCCCGCTCTTGAGAGCGTGGAGTCCACGTATTACCAACCGGAATTAGGATTACTCCATGCTTAACTTCGGCCCTGCATCAACTCCCGGTGAACCGCTGGTTCCAGTAGCGGCGCAGGATTCAAGCGCACGCTACCCATACTTACATAATGGCGTGTCACTGGCTCTCCAGCCAGTGCTGTCTTTCCCGACTCCCGTGGTCAAGAACGTCATGTTCTACGTAGACCGGGACATGGGAACCAATATGGAGATTACAGAGAAGTATCCGTTGGAATCCCATTACCAGCCGGAGGGATGCGCCTTTATGGCTCCCTACATGCGGGACGCGCTTCTGACCCACTACGAGCCAGTAATCACCGCGCCAGGGAAAAACATTTACCGCTTTTATTACGTTGTCCCTCCGGAGCTTCAGCACATTTACAACATCGACGAGCATAAGAAGGACACCGACGGCTACACCTTGGAGGATACGGCTCGTACCAACGAGATGTTCTACCGGGACTACAAGCGCACGGAGACCCAGCGCGTGTGGCATGAACCTGTCCCCGAAAGTGCTGGAGAACTGGCTCCCTATGACATCACTACGTCCACTCTTCCCTTCATCAAGTTTGAAGGGTTTCCTAATGCCGTAGTCAATAACATCACCACCAACGAAAACAGCCAGTCTGAACCCGGAAAAGTTTCTATTCAAATCTCCTTTAAGATAAAGGGAATGGAATCAACGGACGCTCCGCGTTCCGCTTCCGTTTCCACGCGCTTCTCCAATGAAGAGTTCTTTGGCGTTGACTTCAAGATGCCAAGCATCCTGGTCACGGAAGCCCCGGTGGGAATGACTCCTGAAGTTCCTGGAGTCAAGACCTTATATCCCCCCGGAGGCGAGGGACAAGGTTCCTTGAGCAATCCTGCGCTTTCGGTACTCAAGGGAACAGACCTTTATCCGGAGGAAGACCCCTTTGTCTATGCGGGTTATAGTTCAGATAATCACTATGAGTTCCATGTAAACCTGCTTCCCAAACCCAATCCTGGGGCACAGAAAACCTTTAATTGTCCTACCATTCTTATCCCCGGCCGATCTTTTCCACAGGGGACCTACAGCAGTACCACGCTGAAAAACATTCAGCTTATCATTGCTCCTAATGCGGCTAAGCCTTCGGTTACAGTTCTGAATCCGGATTATTCCTTTGAGTTCACTGTCAAGCTTGCTAATGGAACAGTGAATAAATATTCCATTGACTTTACCAATGGATACCCCGAACAAATTTACATGGTCCCCAGTGCGGCTGATTATTCTGTTTCGGAATACTATCAGCTCAACGCAAGTTATTATCAATTCGTAGGCTACCAGGAGCCCAAGGCTGAGAATCCTTCGGCCAAGTTCTCCTATGCCCCTTTTGCCCAGGATTTTTTCTACAACGGCGAACGCTACCGGATTGAGTGGAACAGGTTCCCGGTTCAGATGTTCTGTAAAGTCGGAACCGCAGAATATGATCAAGGATTGTACACGGCTTTTTATGTGTACAAGTACGAAGGCTATCGACCCTACCAGCCGGGCTACTGGGAAGAGAAGGAAGTTGAAGTGGGTGAAAACAAAAATGTTGATGGCAAGTTCAAGACCTTCCACCAGATCACCCGGACTTTCGTGTACCGCCTCAAGGAGTACGTTCCGCTAAAGATGGGAACCTTTGACCCCAGCAACCAGGTTTCGGGAATCTATCCTCCTTCCTTCAACCCGGAGAACAAGCTGGAAGACCAGACCGGATACGAGTACCAGCCTGACTTTGCCGAAGGCCACAAATCTACTGGCTACGATGCACAGCTGGTCCACGAAGAACACATCCCCTTTGAAGAGGACTACATGAACAAGGTGTTCGTCCGCGTGCGCCGGGTGTACATGACGATCCCCGGCCCCGTGGTCAAGGAGCTTGTGGCCTATTCTTCCTACCGCCTGGGTGATACTGTCTGGGCTTCCGGCGGCCCTGGCCAGGCGCACCCGTGGGTGGCCCAGGTGGCCCAGCGGTGGAGCCGCGAAGTCTGGGCGTTTCCGGACTGCCAGCCGGACCAGGCCGGACAGGACCCGCGCGTGGCCCAGGTTCCCGTAATGCCCCAGGAAGCCCTGAAGGCCAGTCCGGTCACGAAGGGCTGGGACAAGGGAAGTTTCCCGGCTCTCCAGCGGTACACCATTTCTTCCATGTACAAGACCAACAACAATCTCACGCTCCAGGACACCAAGGAGTCCCTGAGCGCGGATTGCTGTAACCCGCCTTCCTCTTTCATCCGGTGCCTGAAGACCACAGTCTATAACAACGAGATGCTGGACTGGACCAACGGAACGGACCTGCCACCGCTGACTCCCCCGGACCCGTCCGAAGGATGCAGTAAATGGCAGGTGGTGTCCTCGGTCACGGTGAAGGAAGGGCACAGTGTCATGGAACAGCGCAAGACCTGCACCACGGTGGACTACGTGAACGAATACTGGGAATCCCGCATGGATGAAAAGACCGGGTTCGTGGTTCCGGTGATCCGGAAGCTGGTTGATGAACCGACCAGCACCTTTATTGATCCCTTTACCGGAGCATTGACGGATGGATGGAAAAAGTCCACTGACCAGTTCGGCAACGAGATTTACATCCAGGAGGAACCCCAGCCCGGATGGATCAAGACCCGCCAGTATTCCACACCCTGCCATGCGGTGGATACCATCACGCCCAAGCCAGGTCTGGGCTACTACAAGCGGTACACTACGGCCATTCAGTTCTCCTTTCCTCCGGTCATCGTTGGCAATAACGTCTGGACGGTTCGGAGGCAACCCAACATGTCCGGCCGGGTCAGCAACGAATCATTCATGTACTGGGCCAAGAAGGACGGCTACTCCGGCTACTGCTCCGCTGTTGTGGAAGAGGTCTTCTCCCCCGATGCCACCCTCCCGGCTGGCTGGTCCCTGGGAGTCTCCCCGCAGTTCGTCACCAATTCCGGCTCCTTCAGTTCCCCGCTTCTTTCTGCGTCGCTTCCGGCCGCGCTCCACGCCAGGATCATCTTCATGGCCAACGTCGGGAACCGGGATGCGATCTGGTCGCAATCCTCTTTCTCCTATGTCTGGTCGGCAACATCCCAGACAGACTGGAGTGCCGTCACATTCACCCAGGTCCAGCCTTACGGGACCGGGGTCATCCTCAAAAAAACCACCATCTGGCCGCCCGCATAGCCATGCCCTCTTTACCCTACATCACCTACCAGCAGGTCGTTCAGGAACTCATGCCTGTAATCATCGGGGAACAACCCTCCGGTGATGTTTACAAGTTCCGGCGTTACCTGAAGGAAGCCCAGAACATGCTGATGAACGAAAGCACTATTGCCCCCATGGGGAGCAAGGAGACCAAGTTCGTCAATGTGAAGAAGGGCAGTATCATTCATCTGGACTTCGGGTATGATTCCATCCTGGAAGCCCGGACCCTGGCCGGGGTCAAGTATATCATCATGGCTGAGGCCAACTTCATGCCCGTGTATGGAACCACGCCTGGACAGGCCGTGCTGGGAAACCAGCCAGTCCTCCTGGACCTGGGCTGGGACAAGGACATAGGGCAACGTAAATACCTGGTGATGTCCGGGACTCCCTCCGAGGAAGAGAACGATGCCTTTGACCAGGTGTCCCTGGTAGCCAAAACTTCCATCGGAGTTCTGACGGGAAACATTGAGGATGAAAACTACTGGGGTTCTCCGAGCCTTCCGATTGTGCCCAACTGCTACCCGGCCCTGAAGAACATGCTGATGTCCGTGGCCTACGGGGAAAAAGGAAACACTTCCCAGCAGATTGATTATTATAATCTTGCAGTCAAGTTCCTGAATGATTATATGAGAAGGGACAGGCAGGGCACCCTTCAGGTTCCCAACCTTATCTTCAACGGAGGCATCGGTCAAAAGCCCGTCTCCCCTGTAATGTAACACGACCATGGCCAACACTCGCACATCTCTTTTAAAGACCAACGCCAGAAGCTCCATCCTCAATGATATAGCCCCGGCGCAGAACCAGGACATTCCCCAGCGGCCCATCCAGAACAATGATGCGAACAAGCCCGTAACGGCAGAACAGCTTCAACAAGCCGGAGCCGTCAACTCCAACCAGGGGATTGATCGCAACAACCCTACGGCTGTGCAGTCCGCACGGGAACCGTTGAGCATGCCCCAGGGGAACGACCAGCAACAGGCCCCGGCTTCTCCGGAGCAGGACCGGATTATGAACATGACCCGGCAACAGCTGGACTCCTTTAGGCGCGGTTCCGGCCTGACCAATGAGCAGAAGCAACTGGCCGATGAAGCGGCCTTCCGGTACATGGAAGGCTCCCACCCGTTGAGCCAGGATGCGGCCATGTTCTCTTCCGCGGTTGATCCCAACACTCCCCAGTATGCGGCCCAGCAACGGCAGACCTTCCAGGAGGGAATGACCCGCGCGGCGCAGAACCGTTTAACCCCGCAGGAGATTTCAGCCAGGGGCGGCTTCGACCAGGTGGTCGTTCCACGGGCTATGCCTCAGCGTCCCTCCGCTTCTCCGCTTCAGCAATCCCCCACTACCCGGCCCGCTCTCTCCTTTGAAGCCTGGGCCAAGCAGAAGGGCTATGATATAAGCGGCCTGAAGCCTGAAGAACTCAATCCCCTGAGAAGCGGCTACAACGTGGCCGTGCTTCAAAGTAACAACGCCCGTGCGCTTCAGAACACACTCTCCGGGAACCAGGCCGCCACTCCGGCCGGAACCCAGCAACGAACTTTCCCGGCCAGCCCCAGTGCGATGCCCGTGCGATCCTCGGCTCCGACCCAGCAACCCGCCCAACGCTTGGGCTTCGACGAACAGATGCTTCAAACGGCCAGGGACCGGAACGCAAGTCCCGAATCCCGTGCCCAGGCAACCGCATGGATTCAAGTGCAACGATTACAGAACAATCCCCGCTTTGCCAATTTGAACCGCTTGTTCCAGCAGGAGTACCGGAACCGGATACGCCAGGAGTCCACCAGGCTGGCCGGGGTAAGGAAGGCAAGCAACTGGAACCGCCGCTTGATGAATTACAACGGTGATCGCAGTCGGCTTCGTGCCCTTCAGCAGGGCGACCCCTATTCCAAGATTGCCATTTACCAGGAGATTCTGAAGGACCCCAGGTTTGCCAGACTGAACTTTGAATAAATCCTTGACATGTGAATCCGGCAAGTTAAACCGGAGTCATGGCTAAGGAATCCAAGTACAAAATTCTCCGGAAGCTGAACTGGCTTTCCGGACAACTGACCGCTAAGTGCGACCACTATACGTTTAATTACACGGTCGTCATCAACCCGAAGGAAGAGATAATCTACTTCGGTCTTGTGAATCGCATGGACCGCGCACCGTCGTATCATGGAATGACGGTTCGTGATTTCATTTGCCGGAATGTCGGAATGGTGTTCCTGGAGAAAAGGAACGTGATCCACTTCCGGTTTCCCTTCAGCAAGAAGACCAACCTGATCCTGAAGTTTGAAAGGTTCAAGCATACCTTCGTCATCAAGCTGGACGATGGAACCTTTGAATATGTCTATGAACCGAATGACCTCATGGAGGAAGTCGTCACCAAGATGGACGACTACCGGGCAGACTGGGAAGCCGAATGTCCGCGGGCGGCCAAGCACTTTGCAGAAGCAAAGAAAAAGTACCCTGACATTTTGATATAGCTGACCATCCCCCGGTGCGATTCCGAATATTCAATTCTCGTGAATCTTAATACAACTTATTAACAATGAAAGCATTAGACTTTATTATCAACTTCGCGTCCAATCTTCGCCAGCATAACATCAATTTGGGTCCGGCTCAGATCATGCTGGTACTGGCCTCCGGGAAAACCTACTACCGGGATATGGTCTCCATGACGAATATACACCCCAACGCCATCCCCAACATGATCCGCGATCTGGTGGAGCAAGGTCTGGTTGACCGGAATGATTCCCATAAACCGCATACCTATTCCCTGACTCCGGAAGGGGAACGAACCCTCAAAGCTCTTATCCCCCATGATTGAAAGAATAAGTCCCTGGTCAAATTATCTGGTCAAAGGATACCATTGCCTCCCCTGGCTTATTATAGCCTTTCTCCTGGTGGTAACGATTGCGATATGTCCAAAAAAGTCGGATGCAAAACTGGACTTCCTGGATTATTTGGGTGGTCTTTCCAGTATCATCTGGATTATGGGGTCCGCAAGCTTGTGTCATTTTCTCATTGTTCTCAGTTGGGATTGGGTAAAGACTCCCATTGAAAGCGACATAGCCGCGGTTGTTTATGGAACCTTTGGAGCCAAGCCGCCTCCGGTTGGACCCAGTGAACTGCTCACCTGGCCCGCTGTTTCCTTCGGGGTTCACATGATGGTTGGAGTCTGGATACTCTGCCTCATTTATTACACCTTCTGTTTCCTACTTCACAATATAAAACATTATGAATAAATACCATAGAACAAGAAAGTTCAAGAGGGGAGACGTTTGCACGTTTTAATCCTTCGGACGTTACGAACATGGAATGAAAGACGGCTGTAAATTAACAGTCCAATCCGATGAAGATAACGGAGTTGTCCAGGTCAAATTTGAGGAAGACGGAGCCTTATTCCTGGTCAGCTTCATGTACCTGGAACTCGAAAAATCTTCTTATGATTTTCAAGTCCACCAAGAGAATTGGTACGAAGATGATGGAGACCCTGAATCTGATATGTATGGTACTAAGCTAATAATTAGTGCGGTAGAAAAAGGCGAGTATAAAACTCCCCTGATTGATATTCGGATTCCCAAGAGATATGAAGGTCTCACAGAACAAGAGGCTTATTGTTTATCCGAAAGAATTATTGAGATTCTTAAATCGTTTCCCCTGTAATCCAAACTCCCCCGCTCTGGACGAATCCAAGCGGGGGAGTTTGCAATCATAATTGAAGGACCGTTAAGGCTTCAGGAATAAATTATCATTGACTCTCCGTTTTGTCAACCTCAGACCAGCATTTTGATTTGATCCGGAACCAGACCTTGGCGTTGAGCTGGCATCCGCAGACCCGGCAATACAGGGGGTTCTTCCTTTCCTCTTCCGTTTCATTCTCCGTCACGTCCCCTTGCTTGGACACCAGTTCCATGATGGTCTTCCGGGCCGCACGTTCCACGGAACAAGCCGCGCACTTTCCTTCCACCCCTGGAGGAAGAACCCTGGTGCTTTGAGGACAGTTCCGGCAAACCTCGTATCGGCGAACCGCCGTTTCTTTGTCCACGAACCTCATGCCTTCCCGCATCCAGCGGAGCATCGTCAGGAAGAAGGCCAGGATTTTCTTTTCATTGAGCGGGCGTTCCTCGGCCCAGGGATTCTTTTCATCACCGCAGGAAAGGCACCAAGTGTCCGGCAGGGAGTTGCAGACCACATCTTCAAACATCCGTTCGTTCCAGGTCTCTCCGTTCTGAAGAAAAAGGAGGGACGCTTTTTCCCGGAGGTCCCCGACGGACCTGGCCTGGATCGTGTATCCGGCCAGGCGTTCACTCATGGAAGAAGGAACCGTGAAGTTCCATCCTCCCGGCGGGGTCTGCATGTAATTATTCTTGAGTCTTCTTATCGGTGACATTTACTTTGATGGTTCGTTCGATCGTGTCAGTGTCATACATAGACGTATCAATGTCAATGCCTGAAGCGTACTGGTCGTAAAAGTCATAGAGCGCATCAATATGCTTCTGGATATTGTCCTTGTACTCCTGGCTGGCTCCCGGCTTGTCCATCTTCTGCTCCAGCTCCTGGATGCGGTTGCTGACCGTGGTCTTCGTGATGGGCGGCGGCGCGGTCCGGGCATCCACGTAGGCGGCATAGTTCTGCGAGATGCTGGCCGTGTCCAATCCTTGCTGGAAAATGTCCAGACCCTCCGATTCATTGAGAGCTTCACACATGGAGCGAGCCACCAGGAAACGGTTGGCCATTTCCACCGCCTTCTTCTGGTAGTTGGCCACGTCAAACTGAATCCAGCGGTTGACCGTCTTGTCCGGGAGTCCCTTGTTGAACAAGTCCAGGTCGTTGATGACCCGGATGCCGTTGCGTGCCTTGTTGAGTTCAGCTTTCGACGCGGCCAGGAGCTTGGCTACTACGTCACTGACCTTTTTCTCCCGGCGCAATCCGGTTCCCACGAACTTCAGAACCATGTTGGCCAGGGACACATCTGGATTTTCCCGAACCCCCTGCTGGATCAAAGAGACTCCGGAGGGAATGTAGGGGATGTAGCTGGAAACGAACTTGGCCATGCGTTCGGCCGCGGGCCACGTCTTGCCGTCTCCCACCGTGGGTTCCAATCCAACCATGATGGACAGGGCGTTGACGACGGCATCCCAGGACTGGTCAAGTTCCAGCTCGGCTCCGTACCGGGTGTCTCCCTTCACCATATCATAGAGGCGGGAGAGCAACATGGAGGGAGACCCCGCAAGATCTTCCAGGGTGTTTTGAACTTCCTCGTAGAAATTTCTTTCATAGAGTTCAGACTTCTGTTCCCCGATCGCCCGGCCCAGTGCGCTGAAGGCCGACTGCAACAAGTCTATTTCCGTTTTGAAGGGCGTGATGAACTGCGTGTCCTGGACCATCCAGGACTTGCGAACCGTATCATAATAGTAATCCAGGTTACCATTCACATCGTAGTCCGCGGCCCATCCCATCTGGGCCAGCCAGCGGTTGAACTCCCGGTCGCCGATGATTCCTTCAACGATTTTCTTTCGGCCGTCCTTGTCTTCGTCATCGTCGTCTTTTGATAGAGCCTCAAGAGCCATCATCATTAACTGCCCCACATAGAATTCCGAGGCACCACTGATTACACGCGCAGAAGCGATCCCGGCCATTCTCCGGCTGGCATCAAAATAGAGCCACATTCTTTTGCTTGGGTCTGACTCATACTTGGCCGCCTTCAGTTCATTGAATGTATAGGAGGCCGCATAGGGGAGGGATTGAAGCGTGTGCCACGTGAAGGAGAAGAACGGAAGCCCCAGCAGGGAAACCCTCTTCACCCAGTCCGGAGTTCTGGCACCCGTAGGCAGGAGCGTCTTGGCCCGTTCCGCGGCCCGCGCATTGACATAGTTCTCCCACCGGGTTCCCCCGGCCTCGTAGGCTTCCAATGCACGGAGGTAATTCTGAGGGGGATTGTCCATGCGTTGCGCCGCCTTGGCTTCCGCTTCGGCCATCCGGCGAACCGTTCGCTGTTCATTCTTATAGACAATGACTTTTGCCAGAACGTCGGGCATGGAGTAGAGATTGGAAGCGGCTCCGAGGAATCCCGTGTACATGTTCTTGGCCCAGGTTCCGGAGGATTTGATGGAGTCCCAAATCTGATGGGCCGGAGTTCCCTTGTCAATCTCTCCCATGACCGTTGAGTACAGGGAGTCCTGGTTCCCGGCTTCCATGGCCTCGGAGATTTCAGCCCGCTCCATGATTCCCTTCTTCATCTGCTCCCGGAAGAACGTAGCCTGGCCCGCGTCCAGAAGACCGAGCTTGGTGTACCGTTCCAGCTTTTCTTCCAGCCGCTTGTTGGCTTCGGCCATCAAGCTGGGTCCGACTTCGGATTCGGGGAAGATTCGATTGAGCATCTTCCCTACCTGGAGCTGGCCTAGGTCTTTGACCAGCATGACTTCTTCTCCGGTCCCTTCCCATACTTTCGTATTGAGCGGGGTGACCCCGGCGTTCAATCCCTGAAGCACTGTCCCGGCGAGGTTTCGGAACATGGAAGCCGGGGCGGCCACCAGGGTAGTCAGGTTGGCAACGCCGCTTAACTGGTAGAGGGTAGAGAAAAAGTTGTTGTCCTTCCAGTATCTGGCCAAAGTCTTATTAACCTTCAGCACTTCATCGTTGGGACGATAGGTCCGGTACAACGTATCGGCGGTTCTCTTGTCGGCCCACTTCTCATTTAAATCCAACGCCTTGTTGGCAAAGGAAAGCTGGACTGTCTGGTCCGCGGTCTCGTGTTCGGAGAGAAGACCGTCGGCCAGGAGTTCAGAAGACACCATGTCAGGCAGGACATTGTTGATGATGTCCCTGTTCTGAATGTTGGTGGTGTTCATGATGGCCGTGAAAATGTCTTCAAAGCCGAAGTGGCCAAGCTCGCCCAGAATCTGACGCTGGGATTCCGTCAAGTTCTTTCGCTGGGCGAACGGGTTCTCTTCGTTTCGGGTCTTGTTGACATATTCAGTCAGCATGAGCCGGGCCGTGTTGGTCATTTCTTCGGCCACATCGTTGTTGCTCATGAGGTCCAGGTTGATCGGGTCAACAATGTTCCCCAGCCCGTTGCGGGCCATCATGGCCGCGGACATGTTGCGAAGATAGTTCAGGGCCTCCGAATGCTTCAGGGACTTGACGGTCTCATAGTCAACCCAGCCGGGGAGTCCGGAAGGATTGTCCTTGTTTTGGGCCAGCCATTCGGACAGGTTGCTTCCTTCGGCTCCATCAATGTTGTCCATCATGTTCCGGTCCTGGGCCAGGGTTTCATGCTCCTTGCGGATGGCGCGGATTTCTTCGCGGGCCTTCCGGCGTTCAGTGGCATCCATCCGCTCCACTTCCCGGAGCGCGGCCATGGCCTTTTCATAAACGTCTGCCATGTTCCGGGGTCCCAGTCCCTTCGCATCCGAGGACACCTGGTAGCGCGGGTCCGCATCCCGGATGGAATTGAGGACGGCTTCTCCCAGCTTCCCATTGGTAAGGAAAGGATCGGCTCCCCTGAATACAGGCTTGAGGCTTTGAGGCATGACCCCGGCAAAGTTGTAGCCTTGCTTATCCGCATACCGGGCCAGGGCGTACAGGTTGTCCATCACCTGGGAAGCCCCGCGGTTGAGCCGATGCTTGTTCTCCTTGATGTGGGAGGCAATGGCATCACTCACGATCCCCATGACTGTCGTGTACCGGGAGACTTGTTCCGGGTCGGAGGCCAGAGCCTTGGTGATTTCCGACTGGAATCGCTTGGCGTTGGGTCCGGTAGCCAGGAAGGTACGGGACAAGTAGGCCAGGGACTGCGCCCGGTTCTTCATCTCTTCATTCCCCCGGTGGTGGTAAATGTCAATCTGGTTCTGGGCGATTGTCTTGATGACGGCATCCAGTTCATTGAGAATGTACTTGGCCCAGGGCGTACTCTCAATGATCATCCTGGCATCCTCCCGGCGTTTCTGGTAGGCGGCTTCCATAGCCTGATGCTCCATCCGGATCAGTCGGTCGCGTTCCCGCCAGATGGAGCCAGATTCCCTGAGGGTTCCATCCTGTGAAGCGACGGCCCGGCGGGTCTGCGCTTCGTACTTTTCCCGTGCGTGGGCCACACGCTTCTGGTATTCCTGGCGCGCATCCTGAATGGCCTTCAGGCTGGTGTTGCTCTCCGGATCGTTGGCCAGTTGCTTGCGGCGGTAAAGCTGGATGGACTCGCTGAGAATGTCAGCAAAGGCACGGGCTTCCGTCTCCGGGTGAAGGCCGTTGGCGGCCATCAACTGGTTCAGGATTTGTCGGCTCCCCCGGTAGCGGTCGGCGAACTGTTCGGCCAGCTCCCTGGCCGTGGCTTCATAGAGCCGGGAGTATTGCTCACTGAGTTCCGTTTCGTTGTTGGTCTCCTGGAAGAGCGGTTCAAACTCCTGGTCCAGCATACGCATGGCCTTGACGAACTCATTGGACATGGCCCGCATACTGCTGGCCGGGCGCGAGTTGTTGACCGCCTGGGCGATCCGGGTCTCCAGGGAGTTCAGGAACTGGGAGGAAGTCAGCATGTCCAACTGTGCCCGCTTGGCAATCAGCTTGGTGCGTTCCCGCTTCATCACATCCTGAAGCTTGTTTCTGGCCGAAGACACCTCGGCCTGGAAGGTGGTGAGAGCCATGGCCGCCTTGCGGTTGGCCTCTTCATGGATGCCCTGGATTACTTCCGGCCGGGCCGGGTTATTCATGTTGCCCGTGTAATCACGCACGGCATCCTGGAGAACCTGCCGGGTCTCCGGGTCCATGTCCCTGGTCCAGCGGGTCAAATGCTTTTGAAGAGCCTTCATGCGCTTGGTCATGCGGGCTTCTACTCCGGCCACGTTGGTAGCCAGATTCCTGATCCTGCGTCCGTCGGCGCGTGTTATCTTCTGGGTCCGGGTTCCGATCAGGCGGTTAAGCCCGTGCATGAAGGAGTCAATGTAGTTGTACCCTTCCTTGCTCATGATCCCCTTGATCCCGAAGTCCCGGTAGTCCAGGGCGGCGGGACCGTCGTCCAGGTTCATGCTGGGCTTTACCCGTTTCATGCGGGTAGGATCGGCGGGAACCGAATAGGTGACACGGGGAGCGTAGGCTTCCGGCATGGACTGAATGTAGGCATTCCACTCTTCAGAACCCATGGTCATCATGGACTGGTACTTCTCCCGGCCTCTGCCTGCCAGGTCCTTGATGCGGTTCCAGACATTGAGAATCAGGTTGCCTGACTTTTCCCCGGCTGTAATATCGGTAAGGTCGGAGGGTTGAAGCGAGAAGGAAGGATCGGCGAGGTCTTCAACGGTGACTTCGCGCCCGGCCATTTCATTGACCATGCGGGCAATGAGCGGGTTGGTGATGAAGGAGGGCAGAAACTCGGAGAATGTATCCAGCTCCACATCCCCGCGCAGACCCAGGATGGTTTCCAGTTCCTGCAAGGTCCGGTTGTAGGCTTCAGCTTCTTCAGGGCGCACCGCCGAATCCCGAAGGTTTTCAATGGTGGTCCGGATTTCCGGGAACACTTCCCGGATTCCTTCCTTCAGGGCTTCCACGTTTCTGCGGTACTCCGGATTGGCCATCATCACATCGTCCAGAACATGGGCCATCTCATGAATCATGACCAGGGCCGGGGATGTCCCGCGACCATTGCCCGATTCGTTGAGCATGATGTAATGCGATCCGTCTTCGGCCGTCATCTTGGCTCCGTTGAAGTTCCCGGAGTTGCGGACTACCCCAACTCCGGGTTCCACACCCAGCTCAAGCAAGCGGGAATGAAGAGCTGAAGCATAGTTCCGGACACTCTGGGGAATGGAAGAGTCATTGACCAGATTGGCCACCACGTCGGATGCACTCTGCGCGGACTTGGGAGCCAGCGTCCGGAGGCTGGAAACCCAGCGGGAGTTGGTGGTCCTGGCTCCGGGCGTGTTGAAGTCGGAGTAAACCGAAGGGTCATAGACCATGGAGAGCGGAGCAACCACAGTGGATTTCCCGCGGACATCCGTGGCAATGGGTCCGTCCGGAGCCGTGTACTTGGTCAGCACCAGCAGGTTTTCAATAGTCTGCCGGGTGACGTTTCCGGCTTCATCGTTTCCACGCTCCACGAACTGGGCCATCTCCGGATCAATAACCCGGAGTCCTTCCAGCAGGGTATGCGCATTGGAAGCCAGCTCCTGGGGAACCGCCGTCTGTCCGGAGTCAAGCCAGGTCTGGAAGGGAACCATGACCGGGTTGGTTGTGGCCGCATCCATCCGGGTGTCCCTGGGTTGGAGTTCCACCGGAGCGGCTTCTTCAGCGGCCGGGGCTTCCACCGTGGCGGGTTGCGTCGCTTCAACGGGGGTAACTTCGGCGGCCGGAGCGGCTTCTTCCGCTACCGGAGCTTCCGTCTGCACCATGTCCGCGGCGGCCAGGATGTCGGCATCCGCTTCGGAAGCCGGGACGAAGTTCCCAGCCTGGTCCAGTTCCATTTCACCCAGGATTTCCGGGGTCTGCTGGGCCACGTCTTCCAGAACGGTTGCCAGCACTTGCTGTTGCTGTTCGGAAAGTCCGGTGGTGTCCAGGGAATTGATGGCTTCGGTTACCATCTCCCCAACCCGTTCGGTGCGGCCCTCCGACTTGGCCATCCGCACGGCTTCGGCGAAGTTCACAATGTCCGGGATCAGACGCTGGGGAAGGACGGACGTGTTCTGCTCCATCCGCGCCCTGGCCTCCGGCGAATCGGCGATCCCCGCTTCAGCCATGATGCGGGTAACATTCTGCTGGGCGTTGAGCGCGGAGTCCATCACATCCCCTACCCGCTTGATGTTGTCCATCGTGGTTCCGGTAATCGGGTTGGAAGGCTCCAGCGATTCGGCGGCCGAACGGAGATTCTGCTGGGTATTGTTGAGGTCCCCGGCAAAGATGCGGGACTTCATGGCTTCAGCGGTTCCGAAGGGCCCCGCTTCCACAGGCTTGCGGATGTCGGACACCGCTCCGGTGAGTCCTCCGGCCACGGCTCCCAAGATAAAAATCTTGGCGGCCGCATCCACTACATCCTCCGTCTTGGCAATGTCGCTTTCCCTGATCTGCCCGCTCTGGCCCAGGGCGGTGGCCGCCCACTGCAAAGCTTCATCGGCTACTTCTTCCGTTCCGCCTTCCACAGCGTGCAGGGCTATGGTTCCCACCCGCTTGGCCAGGGCAAGTACCACTCCATCCCTGGCAGTGTCCACCCTCAGCCGGGATTCCACGCGGTCCATGGCTTTGCCGAAGGTTCCTACTTCCTTGGCTCCGGTCAGGCGGCGAATGAATCGGTTGGCACCCGCCCGGTTGTTGAGCATGACCGAGAAAATCCCGTTGCCAATAGCCGCAATGGAAGCGGTAGTCGTGGCCCGGTTCTGGGCCAGCTCGTCCTTCATTCCTTCGGCCATGTTCCGGGTGAGGGGATCGTTGTTGATCATCTCCCTGGCTTGCTGGTAGCGGTGGGTGAAGACATCCCCGTAGGTCTGGGGCATACTCTGCATGGCAATGTACATGGAGTTGGCCGTCCCGGCTCCGAGCCGGACCAGGGTTGCAGACTCCGTTGTCAGGAGCCGGGTGACTCCCTGCCCGATGCGGCTGGTGATTCCGGGCCGGGCTACGGCTCCCACCACTTCAGCACTTCGGAGAGCCACGCTTGTTCCTGCAATCGTTGCCGCACGGGTAGCCAGGAGCTTGGCGGCACCTTTCCCGGCCAGGGAACCCAATCCCCCTGAGATTGCAGACTCTCCCAACTGGAGAGCCAGCGATCCAAATTCTCCCGTCCACTCTGCCACGGACCCGGCGCGGCCCACGGCAGAAGTGATCAGCTGGTCACGCTTGTTCAGGGCTTCCCATTCGGAAGCATACCGCTGGCCCTGTCCCTCGTTGAGGTTGACTCCGGGGAGCAGGGAGAGCGCGGATTTGGTCCACTGTTCGGAAGCCAGCTTGATGCGGTTCCACTGATTCTCCCAGCGGGCCAGGGCCATGTTGACCCCCATGGATATTTTCTTGTCTTTCACATCGGACATGTAGTCCCGGATGATCTCCTGATCATCCTTGCCCGCTTTCTTTTCAATGTTATAGAACTGCCGGAAATTAACAGCCGTGGATGCCTGGATGCTGTCCTTGACCGACTGGGGGATGATCCCCTCAAGCGGTGTGTCGCTGCCCAGGGCCATGGCATCCGACTCTTGAAGGAGGTCCGAGACCACGATACGGCTCGCTTCATCCCGGACGCGCTGGACCTCTTTGACGGTCGCATCAATTTGCTCTTGCGGCGCGCCAGCTTTCCGGGCCTGTTCAATACTGCGCTCAAGCAGGGCATCATCAAAATAGCTTGCGGAATTGCCCTGCCCAATCGTTGCATTTTCCACAAGAACCTGGTTAATGGGATCATAAGCGAAGAGTGTGTTGGTGTCCCGGCTGTCACCCAGATTCCCCTGGCGCAGGGGGAGGGCCAAAGCGTCGAGGTATTGTTCCGGTGTAACGCCGAGGCGGCGGGCGTTGTCATGCACCCCCATGAAGTCCACTTCATAGCCGTTGCCATACCCCTCCTTGGTGGTGGGATCAATGAATTGAAGGATATACTTCCCGGTCTCCGGACGGTGGACCCACTGCAACGCATCCAGGGGGTTGACCATCTGGTCGGACTCAAACGCCTGGCCGCCAAAAATCTGCCGGGCCTCCGAGGCCCAATGGCGCAGGGCTTCCCTGGCCACGCGCTCCGGGGAATTGTCCTGGTCAAGCTGGCCCATGTGCCGCATGGCATAGTGCTGAAGGCCCATGGTATCAATGCCCCGGTCATCCAGCGACGCATCCTGGGACTTGAGATATTCCCTCACCGCCTGGTCCCTGGCCTTCTCATAGTCATCGGCGATTGCCGCGTTTGCGGAGAGTTCATTGGAGCGGCTGTTAATAATGTCGGCTTCCTGCGGAGTCAAAGGGAATCCACGGTTCACGACCCATTGCTCCAACGCTTCATTGGCCATCAAGCTGTCGTCATCCAGCTCCTTGCGGATGGTTCTGAGTTCCAGGTTGGGCGATTGGCGAACCAGCGATTCGGCGAGCTTGTCCTTGTTCTCTTCAATCAGCCGCATGCGGGCGGCCAGTTCCTCCGTGCGTTTGGAACGCTCCTGCTGGTCGATTGCCGATTGCAATTCATCGGCCACCGCTCCGCGCTGGGCTACGGATTGTGCGTCTGTCTGTCCGGTGAGCTGTTCACCGAAGGCTTCAGTGGCAAGTTCCGGCTCGGTGCGGAGGCGGTCGATCTGGCTGATGACGTTCTGGACGAACGTGAGTTCAGAAGATTCGCCACCTCCAAGCGGCTCCCCCACCTGCGGGGTTCCTTCCTGTTGCTGGGTTTGCTGGCCGGGGCTTCCACCCTGGATTTGCTGAATCTTCTCTTCTCTTGCTTTGTACTTTGATAGCGCGTCCTCCCGCTCTTTAAGGATTTTCCGGACGGAATCACGGGTCCGGACATCACTGGCCCGGAGGGTTCTGATTTGTTGTTCAATGTCTTCGGGTGCAAGGCTACGTGAATTGATTTCGCTGTTCGGGTTCTGCGTGGGGTTGGCTTCTTTCTTGAACGCATCAAACGTGCGGGAAATATTCTTGGCCAGGGTCGCCGGGTCCAGGTCCGGGTTCAAGGCGAACTGCATGAACTTATCGGAGACCACAATGCTTCCGTCACTGCCAACAGCCACACCGTACGGACTGCGCTTGAGAATGGTTCCCGTCAGTTCGTCTCCCCGTTGCTGGGCTGGCCGGGTCTTGACAGGCTGGGGAAGGGAAGCCGGATCAACCACGGAGAGACCCAGGGAAGAAGCCTTGTTGCGGAAGGCTTCCGCGCCTCCTGACACATAGTCAACAAAGTCAGTATCCGGACGGCTGTTATACTGTTCGGCCTCTTCAATCGTATTGAATACCAGACCGCTTCTCCCGGTTTTTCCCAGCGCGGCCAGCCTGCTCTCAGCTTTCTGGTTTGCCTGGGTCGTGGCCCGGTCCTCCCGTGTGGCGGTAGCCACAAACCGGGAAGTTTCCTTGTCAAGGTCAGCCTGTTGCTGGCGGGTCAACCGGAGCTGGCGGTCTTCCGCACTCTCCGTATTCTTCCGATTCCGTTCAATCGTCTTGGCCAGCTCCTGTTCAAACTTGGCCAGCGGTTCTTCGGCTTCGACCTGGGCTTGCCCCTCTTCCTTCTGAAGCCGGGTGGATCGGTCCTCCTGCCGCTGAAGGAAATTGGTTTCAGCCCGGAACTCTGAATCTCTTTCCGGTCGAAAGTCGGAAGGTCTTAACTTGGAATAATCAATAGCCATAATAAAAGGATGGTGCGCGCCGTTAATCTGACGCACACCATCCTAACCGAACCAACCATGAAGTCAAGATGGAAGAACCTACTCTTCCCGGACGCAAGCCGTTTTGTCAAGCTTATCTTCTTCAGCCAATTTTTTATTCATGGCTTCCTGCGCTTTCTCCAGCGTGGGGTAGGACCAGCCGTAGCGTCCCCACTCGCTGGTGGACGGGCGGTATTCATCCCCGGCGAACGTGTTGGTGAAGGAGTTGTCTTTTTTGTAGGTGCGGATAACCAGCAGTTCATAATCGCACCCGCGGCCCTTGGTGCATTTGAACAGGGCGAACTTCCCTTCGCGGCGCACCAGCTCGCACTGGTAGCCGTCATGGGCATAGGAGTCATCAATCTTTTTCATGCTTTATTTTCTCCACAAGTGCCATCCATCTCTTTTTAACATGGTTGAGACTATGCTTTGCCTTCATTGGATTATTCCAGTTTAACTCTTGAGGCTCAACATAAAATCCACATCTTGTACAACCATATAAAAACCAGTCGGTCTTGGCCGGGTCAATCCGGACAACCTCCGGAGGCCAGGAACAAAGGGGGCATGGTTCAACTTTATTCTTCATCTTCTTTCAGCTGGGTTCCAAGGACGATCCCGAATTTCACGGGTTTTTCAACGGTCTTGACGACGTAGTATTCCCCAGTGCCGATGGCTTCGACCGCCAGCGTTTTTACCAGGGAACCCTTCGGGATATTGTAGCTCCGGAAATAGGTCCGGTTGGGCTGGTAGATATACTCCTTATTGATTTGCAGTTTGTGGTGCATCATCTTCGTTGTCTTCTATGAGTTGATCCAGGTCCTCAAAGATGGGACCCAGAAAGTTATTGAGCATGACATCCGATCCGGAATTGTCGGCAAAACCCTTGAAGAAATTAACAAGGATTTCATCTTCGGGACGCATGGGTTTTCCCTCCATTCGAGAGATAAACTCCTGGGACAGTTCCATGATAGGGTCTATATCAAACCGGATGTCCGGCATATTGTCCATGTAATCAGCCAAGTACCACCGGGCTTTCCGGCGTTCCTGCTGAACATCATCCTTCTCCCCGCTTCTCCACAGGTACTTGATGAAGTTGCCCAGGGAGAAAGGGAACAAGCGGGAGAGCTGGATACATTCCATTCCGCTTGGATGGCTGGTGTAATGGGGCGGGTGGTTTACAATGTCAGGTTTCATTTTCTTTTCTCTATGCACTGTGATTCGATTGTCAATGTTTTTTCATCTGGGGCAGGAGCCTGAATCCCTTGAACCGGGAGCAGGGAATCCGGTAGCGCAGGGCCGAGCATTCACGGAAGCGGCGCATCATCTTCTTAAACCGGATGATCTCTTCATTGGTGGGGTTGTCCACCTCCTTCCCCTTCAGGAAGTAACGGCGAAGAAGGCGCATGCCTACCAGGTGAAGCCGCTGGGTTTCCTCATAGGCAATCCGGGCATCCGGATAAAGCCTCAGTTGAACCAGGAAGAAGTAGGGGGCGAACCCTTTCATGGGAATCCAGAATTTGGCTTTGAAGCACATCCCCTTTTTGTCATATAAAATCTGGGATGTGTTGTCAAAGCGGGTGACTTCTTCGTACAGGTAGTCGCTCAATCCGTCGGCCCCGTACCTCCGGTTGGTACGGGCCGCCAGCAGTTTGACGGACCTCCTTCCCTTCCCGGTGAGCCTCCCCGTTTCATTGCGCTTGGCCGCCAGCACCTTGTTGACCACCGTCAGAGTGGAAGACGCCACCTTCTTTTTAATGGCTTCATTCTTCTTCCTTTCAGCCGGAGTCATCGGAGCGCGGACAATGGAGTCCACAGTCTCCCCGGCTTCCAGGCGGCGGGCGATCTCTTCAACCCTTTTGCGGCGTTTGTATTCCCGGCGGTACTTCCGGTTCCGTGAAGCGGCCATGCGCTTTTTCTTGGCCTTGGGAGTCCGGATCAGCGGGGGTCTTGGAACATAGGGCATGGCTTTAACAGGGGATGGAGTCCAGTTCCCGGAACATGTAGGAGGTGAGGAAGTGCATCCGGACCAGGGGTTCCATGATGCACGGGTCCAGGTCCGGGAGCTTCATGCACAGGGTATGGCCGTCTGCTCCATAAAAGAAACAGGCTTCACCATTTCCCCACTTCGTGGCTACGGCGGTCCGCTTGTTGCGCTTGATTAAATCAAACGCTTCATCACGGTTCATCGGATACTTCGGGTTTCTATCGTATGTTTCCATAAAGCTATTCTTTTTCAATGTCTCTTAATTCAATCTCCTTCTCATGGGCTTTATAAAAGAGATTATACATCGACTCACAAAACTTGTTCTTTCTTTTCCTGGTTTCAATGTAATCTTTAATCCAGGGATTTTGATCAAAGATTCGGAGCGTCAACGGCTCGGCCTTATAGCGTCCGGCTCCTTCGATGGAACCATCTATGCCAACCTTAATCCTTCGGATTTCAATTCCAATGTCCAATTCGGCAATGAAATATGTTCTCTGATAATCTATTTCCAGAACCAGGGCTGGAAATAGATTATGTTTATCCATCATTCCTGGATTATGCAGAATGGCCTTATGATTCAGGAAGGCATGCTTCACCGGAATAAGAATCCATTCACCTTTATTTATATTATTAAACATAGATTTAATTTATTTTTGTTCAAGTTCCCACGGCCATTCCGCTACATCCATGGGGATAGCTATATGTCCTCCATCTCCAAACTTCATGTACCCTCCCTCTCTATTTACTGCGGTGATTGTCTCAACATAATTAGGACCTATAATAACCTGATCACCAGGGATTACTCGCATGATGGGCGGGAACTTGGAGACAAACTCTTCGGCTTTTTGTAAAGCCTTCTGCTTTGTAAGGGAGGTAAAAGCCGTTTCCCATTGACAAGTAAAACAACCCGCTTTCCACAAGTCTTCTTCTCCCGGACATACAAAAGCTTTTACTTCCTGATTGCACAACGGACATCTTATCTTTTTCATTGAGCCTTCCTTTCCTGCATGAGGTTCATGAACTGCTCCAGGGAAATGACCTGGACTCCCTTGAGCCGGGCCGCTTCCGTCTTGGTCTTGCCCACCTTCTCCCCGGCGATCAGGTAGGAGGTCCTGGCACTGACGCTGTTCTTCACGGCTCCCCCTTCATTTTCAATGAGAGCCACATAGTAGGAGCGGTCCTTGGGGAAGGAGCCTGTGATCACAAACGTCAATCCCTTCAGCGAGTCCCCCTGGGCCAGGTCACTGGGGACATTGGGAATCAAAGCGGAGTAATAAAGAGTTTTGAAGTATTCAAACTCACTGGATTTCAAATAGTTCTCCAGTGACTTGTAAGCGGCTTCCCCTAAATCCGAGTATTCTGATAGGGATACGCTCCCAGCCAGCTGGATAAATGTTCCAAGATCGTTGAACCTGCGGGCAATGATTCGGGCCTTCTCCTTGCCGATGGAAGGAATGCCCAGCGCCGCGATCATTTTTGACAGGGTGAACCCTGGCACTGCCTCATCAAAGCACTTACGCATGCGGGGTGTAAGAAGGTGGACCTTCTCAAAGATTTGGAACCAGTAGTCCATCCGGGAAACCATCATCAACCCATCCTCTTCATGCTCCTTGCGAGCCTGGTCCAGGAACTCCTTCAGGTACTGGGGTCCGATGTTCTTCACATCCAGCGCATTTTTTCCCAGCGCATATTCCAAGGCGGCATGAAGCTTGGCCGGACAAGCCTGGGAGGGACAGTGAAGCATGGGTCCGTTGAAGTGAAGCGGAGTCCCGCACTCCGGACAGTTGGAAGGAAGGTTCAGTTCAGCCTTGGTCTTGACCTCTTGGATGTAGGGAACCACCATCCCGGCTTTCATCACGCGGACCACGGCTCCCGGCCCGATCCCGCGAACTGCCAGTTGCTCCGGATTGAACCCCGTGCATTTTCGGCACTCGGCCCCGTCCAGAACCACCAGATCGTACCAGACTACGGGCGTGACCACCCCGGTGCGTCCCACCTGCCAGGTGATGTCCGTGATGGTGGTTTCAACGGATTCCGGAATGAACTTCAGCGCATAACTGTGCGTGGGATGGTGGGACGTGGATTCACACTTCGACGCTTCGTAGAGATCATTGATCTTGAAGACCAGCCCGTCCATGGGCAAGTTGTAGGTCTCCCTGAAGCAATCCATCATGTGCTTGAAGGAGGTGGAGCTGGGAGCCTTGCTGTCCCAGCAGAATGCCTGAACATATCGGATGTTTTCATTGTTGAAGAAGGTTTCATTACCCTGCCGATTCTCCATGGCATAATCAAACCATCCGTCCGGGTAGTGATACCAGAGGTCATAGGCCACGAAGCAAAGCAGGTTCTTGTTGGAATCTTCCCCTTTCTTTCGCAACAGGCCGGAAGCGGCGTTGCGGTAGCTGGTATAGCCTTCCGGAAGGTCCGCGCACAGGGGGATATAAACCTCGCCTCGAATGAAGACCGTGATCTCTTCGCTGATCTCTCCGGGAATGCCATTCACATACTTCCGGACCGTTTCCAGCACGTCCTCCCCTTCCAAGCCGTTGCCGCGAGTGGCCGCTGAAACCAGCTTGCCCTTTTCATAGCAGAGCATCAAGGTCAGACCGTCCACCTTGGGTTCAACAACCAGCAGAGGTTCCGAGGAAAACCGCTGAAGCAATTTAAGTTCCAGGGCCATCTGGTCATCACCCTCTTTTTCATACACGTTGTCCAGGGAAAGCAGGGGGAAGGGATGGCGAACCTTGGCTCCGTTTTTCCGGTCATCCCCGATCCAATTCAGAAGGGGATCGTCCGGGCGTTCGCCGCGCAACCGCACGATCAGCTGGTCGTAGTCGTAGTCAGGCATGATGGGATTGTTGTCCCGGTAGTAGGCTTCGTTCGCTTTAATGATCAGCTCCCGAAGTTCCATTAGCTGTGATTCTGTCATATAATTCTTTGAGGTTAAGGATTTGATAATTGAATTCCGTGTCTTTTTCGGCGTAGTAAATGGCGCATTCCAGGGCCAAGTGACCGGGGTTGCGGCCTTCCTTGATTCCCTTTTCCACCAGGCCCCGGACCTTTCCTTCAATGAGGATGATTCGGACAACCCAGAACAGTTCTTCATCGAAGGGTTCTTCCCGGAGGCGGTCCCAGGTCAGCAGGTTGTACACGAAGAGCAGGTAGTCTTCAACAACCTTCAGGCGCGTGTGGTCCAGCAACCACTGATAGCTTTCAGTAAGCGTCCGGCGTTGCATCCAGGGTGATGGCAAGGAACCGCTTGCCCTTTGAGGTGATGGAGTACCTGTAACTGCGGACCTTGCCATGGCGTTTCAGGTAGCCCTGAAGGTGCAGGTTCATCAGGTCAATCCCCTGCGTGTTAGTCTGGGTCCCGGTTTCCATGGCCACTTCTGCCACGGACTTGGGTTCACCGTCACTGCACGCAATCAGGGTGCGGATGCTCCCATGAGACAGGGAGCTTTCATAACAGTTGCGGAGTAGTATTCCTATGTCTTTGTAATTCATATTGAGGTATTAATGTAAATGGTTCTGGCACGTCCCCTGAGTCCGTAAACACGAATCTTCAATGAGGGAGGCCCTTGCGGCAGAAGAAGGCGCATGCGGAGGTTCTTTTTTCGGTGGTCGAACTCCCCTTCCTTGATGCTGACTCCAGGAGCCGCCTTGTTTAAGGCCATACTGGCTTCAGAAACCAACTTCATCATGATTTTGGAAGTCGCCTTGAGCTTTTCAATGAAGGCGCAACAGAACAACGCCGCCGCATAGCTCCGGGCTACCTGGATCAGGGCTTCATTGCCCGCATAGGTTCCAGCCTGGAACCTGCCGATAATTTGGTAGGGTCCGAACTCCACCTGGAACTCTCGTTCCTGCGGCAAGTCCTTGAGGTCTTCAATAGATTTCTTCATAATGCTTTTTGAAATAACTTAAATGGTTGAGAATGGATAATATAAGAATAAATATGATTCCAATATCAAAAGAAAAGGTAATCCAATGACCGAGACTAGTGGACAGAACGCACCCGCACATCAGGAATCCGGTAGTTAGGGCCTGAACCGCTAGAGAACGAAGCCGCCACGGGTAGGCCCCGAAGTTCATGGGCTTCAAGTTTGAGCCCTTCATTTGAAGAGTCCACCCCTCAAACTTTTCACTGCTATCTGAAGTGCTGAAGGTAACTCTGTAGGGGTAGTTTGAATGCGGGTCATGTTCCTCAATGAGTCCAAGAAATGTAATCTCCACAAAGTCCCCTGACTCAAAGGATTGCTTGTTAGTCTTCATGAGCTTTAATCGCAAATAATGGTGTAAACGAACTCGCGGCCAAGGGTCCCCTGATAGGCTTCCTTCAGCATGCGGGCATGCCCCAGTTCATCCAGCGCATCCACCATGCGGGCCATGATGCGCTCCAGGTCTTCCTTCCCGCAGAAGGAAAGCTCCACACTGCGCTTTTTAAAGAGTACCTGCGGGGAGTCAATTTCAAACTGGGAGGCCAGCTCCGCGGCGCGGCGGGCATAGGCTACCGACTTGCCGGAGCGGCCATTCAATGAGGTGGAAAGCACCATGGCGGGCTTCCGGAACCGGGATTCAACGCGGCATTTGACGCGGTAACCCTGCGAACGCAGGAGTTTCATCAGGTCCCATGCTACTTCCGGGCGCACATGCAGGTTGATCATGCGGTCTTTTTCCTTCCATTCGTAGGACATGAAACGGTTTCCCACGATTTGAACTACATCGTTTAAATGATGCAACGTCAGTTGATGCGGCGCTTCTTTAGCTTCAATCATTTGCTTGGTTCTTTCTATTGGCTTGCACTTGGTGAGGATGCCGGGGAAGCTTCAGAATCCCCGGCGGGGTATTGAATCATGCCAGTGTGGAAAAGTCCACGTACTGAGGCACGGAATAATCATGGAAGATATGGAACTTCCCTTCCCGGTCCAGCAACACGGCGGCCATGATAGTCTCCAGGTCTTCCTTGGGGGAAATACGCACGAACACTTCCCAGTCCACGTCTTCAGGAATCAACGGAACAATGTTGCGGCTTGTCATGCGGGCAATGACTTCCAGCGGATAGGACTTCAATGACTCACGGCTATTTTCAAGACGGCGCACGATGTAATTGTTCGCAATTTCCAGAATGAAATTGTTCAACAGTTCCCGCGGGCCATTTCGTTTCTCTGTTTTGGCACCAAACCGAACCACATCAGGAGACTTCCGGGACTCCGTGAACAAATTGGCAACCGCATTCATGGCGGCCAGTTGCGGGTCTTCCGTGACTTTGAAATCCAGAAGGTCAGCAAGCTTCCGGTGAACGGGAAGTTCCCGGAGTCCCAGAAAATGAGTTGCTCCTGAGTCCAGCGCAAGGCGGGCCATGAAGGGAAGCTTCACCGGGTACTTGTACCGTTTCATGAAGCCTGTAAGCTCCCCGTCTTCATGAATGGCCATGCACAGAATGGGAGTTCCGGCCAAGTCAAAACCAATGATCCGAACGGGCGGCTTTTGCCCCGGATTTTCGTAGTTGAATTGAACGGGGTAAATCTCCCGCCGCACTTTCTCCGGATAGGAAGTCCGCAAGGCTTCATAGACCTTTGTGAACTCATTACGTCCAGCGTTTTTAGTCAGATACAATTTCATCTTAGGCTATGTTTTTGTTTGATTTAAAAAGGATTGTGTTATGACTTTTAATCACGAAACCCTTGACATGTTCATCTTTTGCCAAGCGTATTCGTTCCAGGACTTCATTGACACATACACCCACAGTTTTTCTTCCATCCAGGGAAACGGACGCAAGGGTGTGAACAATCTTCCAGGTTCCGTTTTCCTTCTGTGTGTAATAGACAACGTGCCCATTCACGCCGATTCGATGATTCAGGGGAGCGTAGGAGACAAACCCGGAAAGGATTTTTGGAAGGCAGGCCCATGTTTCCACCATGGACGGAAGACCAAACGCCGGGGAGTTGGAAAAGAACTCTTCCGATTTTCGTTCAAGGTGATCCCATTGTCTTCCAAAGGACTTGGCAAGGGCCAAATCGTTCGGATGAAGTTCTTCCGTTTCGTCCTTCCCATATTCCAGATAATTGATTGCCCATGTGGGAATGTCCAGGCGTTCAAGGAAAGCTTCATTGCTTACCATTACGGGTTTTTGAAGATTGATCATGACTAGGTTTCTTTCTATTCAATTAAGGTTTATTTATGCGGCGGGCCGTGAGGCTTGCCTTTTGGTTCGGCGGGCCGTGAGGCTTGCCTTTTGGTTCGGCGAGCCGTGAGGCTTGCCTTTTGGTTCGGCGAGCCGTGAGGCTTGCCTTTGAGG